CCTGGTGCTATGCCCTGATCGCGACAGACCTGGTGTCGAATTGATGCAACGGCTCGGGAATACCTTCTCTGGATCGTCATGGCTGTGGGTAGAGGGCACTAACGCTGATGCATGGGACGACCCGTCAGATGGGTATGACGTGGCCGACTGGGTGGCGGATGGCGCAGACCGTGAGCGCATCGAGCTCGCTATCAGGCGTGACGCACCAGAATTGCCTGTAGCGCCGTGGTATGAACGGATTGGTGATTACAAGACGGAAAAGGGTGGCTACAGCCGTCTGAAATTGCTTGATCTGTCGAAGGTGCTATCTTCGATGCTCCATAGTGCGTTGCGGTGGAATGACCTGAAGCAGGCCATCGAGATTGATGGTGCGCCGATGTCGGAGATTGATGCCAAACTCAGCTATGGCAGCTTCCAGGCTGCGCATATTGATGTCTCCAAGGATGTCGCGCAAGATGCCTTGTTGCTCAGTGCCCGTGAACGGCCCTATCACCCGATCCGCGATTATCTGGAGTCGTGCAATGATCCACTAGAGGATGCCGTCTGGCAGAACATCGCAGGTGAGCTGTTGGGCTCCCATGCTGTCGAATTCGACAATTCGGCATTACGTAAGTGGTTGGTCTTTTGTGTGGCCCGCATTTATGAACCTGGCTGCCCGTGCGGTTTCGTACATATCCTGGCTGGCGATCAGCATCTCCACAAGACGCGTTTTTACAACACCCTTGCATCAGAAGCCTGGTTTTATGAGGGCTTCATTAAGACCAATAAGGATGCAGACGACATCACCGGCCTGCATATGCGGTGGATCTGCGAGTGGGGCGAGCTTGATGGTGGCATCAAGAATCGCGACAGTGCAGGCCTCAAGAATTTCATCACTCGCAAGACCGACCTGGTGCGTGAGGCATATGGCAAGGGTCATAAGGAACGGCCGCGTTCTTTCGTTCTATGTGGCACCACCAACAAGAAGGATGGCTTTTTCAGTGATGAGACTGGCAACCGCCGCTTTGTAATTTTCAATGTTGAAGAGCGTATCAATAGTGAGAAAATCGAGGACTTGCGCGATCGGATCTGGGCTAGTGCAAAGCGCGAGTATTTCAAGGGCACGCAGTGGTTCTTAGATGAGGCAGAGACGCAGATCAATAATGACCGCAACCGTGGCCTGTATGCAGAGGACCCGTGGCTGGAGAAGATCTCCTCGCACCTGGTCTACCGGTCCACCGAGTACGTCATCAGCAGTGATCTGTTGACTCACGTGCTGGAGGTGCCGATCGAACGTCAGACCCAGCGTGAGCTCGTCCGGATCAATCGCATCTTGACCGCATGCGGATATTACAAGAGCCGCAAGAAGCTCAATGGCTCGTTCAAGCACATCTGGCGGCGTTGCGGCACTGACGAGTAATACCTACCTATTACCCGCCCTTACCGTCTGTTACCTACTCATGTCTTTTATGATTGTTCGATCTCTTAACTGCGATAGCAGAGATGAGCAGGTATTACAGGTAAGGGTAGGTAATGTAAGGCGTCAATCGGGACGCGGCCAGTGTCCGGTTTA